GTCAAGCTGCTCAACCCCAAGCCCTTTGTGACCATTGAACTCACGCCGAAGGGTAGGATGCCCCGGGGCACGACGGTGCCCTCTGGGGCCCGTATACGGCTTGTGAGCAACAACAATCTTCCGTTGAATGTTATGAAGAGAGCAGTCGAAGTTGCGAAGCATCGCTTTGCTCCAGAGAGCATCACATTCCTGAATAGAGCTGCCGGCCAAAGAGGCAGCATTAATGCATCAGGACACAGCTTCTATAAGGAAAATCTACGAGATATTTCTGTACAAGAAAGATTGATGAAGGAATATCTTAAAGATTATGAAGCAACCGGTGAAATGATGGAGCGCGTCAATAACCTAAACCAAAAGTACAATAAGATGGCAGAAGCCACAGAAGACGTAGCAAGAAATATTAATTGGAAACTGAATAACTTTGAGTGGGACAATCTTTTCAACTATGGCAAGAACAATAGAGTTGATTTTGAAAAGTTAAATGGAATTGTTGGAATTTTTGGAAAGAACTTCTCAGGCAAGTCCAGCATTATTGATGGATTGCTCTATACAATATTTAACACGACGTCTAAGAATGAGCGCAAAAATCTAAACGTGATTAATCAGCATAAATCTACATGCTCTGGAAAGGTAGAACTCCAAATTGGCGATAAGGTATATACAATCAATCGCAGCTCAGAGAAGTATGTTAAGAAGCTAAAGGGAGAGGTGACCGATGAAGCCAAGACCGATTTAGATTTTGAATATTTTGATCCCATCATGAGCGAAAACCACAGTCTTAACGACACTACCAGAATGAAAACTGATGCGGCTATTCGTAAGCATTTCGGCACTATAGAGGATTTCCTCCTGACTTCGATGGCATCGCAGCTAGATTCACTATCCTTCATTAAAGAGGGCTCTACGCGCCGTAAAGAGATTCTAGCTAAGTTCCTAGACCTGGAAGTGTTCGAGAAGAAGTACAGGCTTGCGAAGGAGGACAGCGCCGATTTGAAGGGTCTTCTGCGTAGGATTGGGGATCGCAATTTCGAAGAGGATATACTTAGCGTTAAGAAAGAAATTATAAAAACCGATCAGCAGTTAACAGAGCAAGAAAAAAATTGTGAGAGAATTAAAGAAGAGATCGAAATAAAAGAGCTTCAATTAGTAAAAGTAAACGAATCCATCGACTCTATTCCTCATGAAGTGGTAGACATTATCGAGGCTGAAAAAAAGAAAGCAGCACTAAAGTCAAAGCTAACTGCCGCTGAAGAAAGTAATTCAAACCGAGGCGACAGTATACAGAAGTTTAAAAACGTTCTTGAACATCTAGATGAAGATATAAGCAAATTTGATATAGAAGAATTAGAACGCGACCAAGAGTTGATAGATATAAAACAAGAAGAGATGGATGCGGCAGTTAGAGACGCGAGAAGTCTGCAGAAAGATTATGCCACCAAGCGCACTAAGCTTAAATTATTAAACGAAGTGCCGTGTGGCACCGAGTATCCTCAATGTAAATTTATCCACGATGCTCACACCGCCAAGAATGAAGCCCCGCACCTACATACTAAAATATTTGATAGCATTAATGAAGCAAAGGAACTTAAAAGATTTTTAGAGGATATGAATCCTGAAAAGATTGCGGCCGATCGCCAAGAGAGTACTCATCTTATTGCTGAACGTATGAAAAAAGAAAGCGATCTTAAAGATTTACAGATTTCATATGCGAGAGAAAAGAATAAGATTGTATCGTATAAAAGCGAACTTGCGGATATTAGAATAAAGATTGAGGAATATAAAGATAATCGAGAGAACATTGAAAACTTTGAGTACCTCGCCGATCAGCGACAGGGGGTTTTGGATACCATTGAAACTCTTTCTGTTCAAGAGACGAGGTGCCAGAATATGATTTTAGAATATTATAAGCTAAAGGGTTCTCTCGAGCAAAAGTCGACCAATCTTATGGAACAGCAAAAGGAATTAAAAGATATTCAGCAAGAATATGCTGCCTATGATCTTTATATGCGCTGCATGCACTCCAACGGTATTGCGTATGATATTATTAAGAAGCAGCTTCCTGTGATTAATGAGGAGATTGCAAAGGTTTTAGCTAACATAGTTTCTTTCGAAGCCTTTTTCGAAGATGATGGGAAACGATTAAATATTTTTATTAAACATCCTAAGCACGAACCACGTCCGCTAGAGATGGGTTCCGGAGCAGAAAAAACGATTGCTGCCATGGCAATTCGTTTGGCTCTTTTAAGCGTGTCTAATCTTCCCAAGGGAGATGTATTTATTCTTGACGAACCCGGAACCGCGTTGGATGCAGATAATATGGAGGGGTTCATACGTATTCTTGATTTGATTAAATCGTTTTTTAAAACAGTTATTTTGATTTCCCATCTCGACAGCTTAAAGGATTGCGTGGACACTCAAATAATAATTGACAAAAAGGGCGCCTACGCCCACGTTGAAATCTAGATGTAATCTTTGTTTTCCTTCACTAATTATATAGAAAGGAAAACACTATGAAACATTTACTAGATAAAGGACTAAATAAGGTTGTTTCTCGCAAGCTTCTAGCTTGGGCGACAGCAACTTGTCTATTAGCATTTGCCGATCTTGCATCGGCTGACTGGACCATGATTACTGTAGTATACATTGGTACACAGGGAGTCGTTGATACGGTAGCGAGATTAAAAGGAGTTAAGTAATGAAGTGGTTAGCGGTTAAAAAGTTTTTAAAAAAATCATGGGCCTGGACAAAAGCGCATTGGTGGGCCCCGATATTATTTTTAATGGTGCTTGTTGGGTTACTGCTTTATGCTCTCACGAGAAACTCTGCTTTCTTGACGGCTGTAATAGACGTTTACGAAGGTTCTCGCGAGAGTTACAAAAAAGAGGTTGAGATTCTTAACGAGACTCACAAAATAGAAGCGGAAGAAAAGAAGAAAGCTCTTGAAGCATATAATGAAAACTTGCGCGCACTAGAAGAAGAATATGCAAAACGCAATGAAACCCTAGACTCGGCGAAAAAGAAGGAACTTAAAAATCTTATCGATAAAAGTTATAATGATCCAGAGAAGCTTTCAAGAGAGCTAGCTAAACTTTACGGATTTGAACATGGCTAGAAAACTATTATCTTTATTAGTCATCTTTAATCTTGTACTTCCCTCCTACGCTTTTGGGGAAGGTGAAGAAGAAACTTCTCCTGAGTATGATATCGTTTCTCTAGAGGCCGGCCAACCGGCGCCGTTTGCTGGGGTCCTTTTATCGTTGGACGCTGCAGCAAAGATAGCTGTTGATAAGAAATTTGAGGGTGCTGAGTGTGATTTGCGCATAGGATACGAGCTTCATCTGCAAGAAGAGCGGTTTAATTTACAGTTAAATTACAAGGACATAGAGATAAAGTCATGGGAATCACGCCACGAACAGATGATGATTCTTAAAACAGCAGAAAATGATAGACTTTATGACCTAGTAATGAAGCGCAAGCCCGCCCACGCGCCATGGCTGGTTGCTTTGGGGTTTGGAATTGGAACGGTCACTTCGTTGGGGATTTTCGCCATATCGACGGAGATAATCAAGTAATGAAAATACCTAGATTTGGAGTCCCAGGTTACTTTAATTTGCCAGATCTTTTGCGTTCCAGGGATGCAATAATTAAATTTCTTACCAACTTCACGCAGGTATTTAATTTCCTTAGAGAACTAGAACTTAACCCCGATGAAGATCCGGATACGTTGATTATTTTAAACAGGGAACGTGCACCTTTCAATGGATTGAGCCGATCGGTAAATTTACATCTTAATAAAACCGGGAATAACGACTCTCAATTAAATATAGATCGTAATGCGCGAGATGAGATGGAGACTATTAGTCCCGCAGGCATCATCCCGGGTCATTTTAATTGGGTAGAAGACTTCGCAACGACAGAGTTTAAATATTTCGAGAGCAGCGTCACCGGCAATCCTGATGCGGCATGTGGAATAATATTGAAGTGGGGCGGTGGTACTACGGTAGCTGGTAAGATCTATCATTTAAACACTTCCGGCAATTGGGCACTAACCGATGGCTCTGTCGCAACCTCGGGCACCGCTCTTGTGGCATTCGCCATGGGAACCGATCCAGATGTCCACGGAATGCTTTTAAAAGGATATGCACGTGTTGGTACCTATTCTCATGGGTCTCCGTGGAATCCCGGTGTTCCTGTTTATATATCGGACAAAACACTGACCAATGGAACTATGTCCGACACAATACCCACAGCAAGCGGTAGTGTAATAAGGGTGATGGGTTTTTGCCTTTCTGGAAATGCCACCGACCACGAAAGGGTGATATGGTTTGATCCCGATGGCTCTTATACAACAGCTTAATGCCATATGACAAAAAAAGATCCCAACTACATCCCCAAGTTAGAGAAAGCTATCGCACAGAAGTATGGCGCTGAAACCGTCGACAACCCTCGCAAGTTTTGGGACGAGGACAAAGAACAAGAATACATCCAGCAATCTAAACTTTTTGTTGAGAAACTTAGGAAGAACGAAACTCAATTAGAGAAAGTAGAACAAGATGGATTTTTGATTAATAAAAAACTACTTACTAAAGATACAAATAGGGTTTGCTCTGTTTGTGACAAGTATTCGTTTGATGTGCGCAACAACCTGTATATGAATAAATTTGAATGTTGTTGGAGATGTTACATTAAGTGGGTGGACGGAAGAGAAGAAAGATGGGCAACAGGCTGGAGACCAAATCATGAAAATAAGTAAAGCGCAACTGCGCAGGATCATTAGAGAAGAACTCGCCGAGGGAGGCCGAGAGCAAATGACTCACGAGATACCCCCCAATCTACTCCCGCTTGAAACTGTTGCAAAAATGGTGAAGAGCCTGCAACAACGCGTAGATAATATAGAAAACAAATTGATGGATCGAGGAGATCCAGGCCCCGGGGCCCCTTTCCAGGAGAGTAAAAAATAATGGCAACAGTATTAGAAATCATTCAAGGCATTAATCAGGCCGCGGCAAATGCATGGGATGGATCTCACGAAGAGTCTTTAAATGCAGACGGCCGCGCGCGCAAGGTGGGCCTGAAGCGAGAAGAGGGACACATTATTAATGATAGACGCGTATCTGACGGATTCAAAGTGCGCTTTAACGGTCCTATCTTAACTATCCTTTATCAGTCAGAGACGCGCTTGAAAGAAGTAGCTCAGAAGGGGTTTGAAAACGAAATATCTGGTATGATAGGTAAGATCGCCTCCTTCCTCAAGAAAGAGTATAAAGCAATTACCGGAAACAGTCTAGCGCTTACTAAGATAGGTGAGCCTTCAATTCTCGTACAAAAGCTTTCAAACTACAGAACAGACGTTTGCGCTACATGTGATTACAAAATTGGCGGCATTAATGAAGTCGAAGAGGTCAGAGGAACGTCCGAAGAACGACTAGATAAGGCTGTTAAAAGCTGGCTCGCATTGGGCCCTCGCAATAAGCGCCCCAAAAACGATACGCGTAAAGGTAATTAACAAAGTGTCATGGGGTATCAGCTTACAAAGCAGGAAATCTTAAAAGAAGTAGTAAAATCTGGCAAAGATCCAGTACATTTTATTACGAGCTACTGCAAAATATCCCACCCCCAGAGGGGTCTTATTCCCTTTAAGACCTATGACTTTCAGGACGCTCTTCTAAAAGATTTTAACGATTATCGCTTTAACGTCATTTTAAAAGCACGACAGCTTGGTATCTCTACCATCACGGCAGCATATATTGTGTGGCTGATGTTATTTCACCGTGACAAGAATATTTTGGTTGTAGCCACAAAGCTACAAACAGCGACCAACCTTGTTCGCAAAGTTAAAAAGATTATGAAACAGTTGCCTCCGTGGATGAGGATCTCCGAGATTCATATTGATAACAGGACTTCGTTTGAGCTCACCAATGGTTCACAGATTAAGGCTTCTTCAACCTCTGCTGACGCTGGTCGTTCCGAGGCATTATCTTTATTGGTTGTTGATGAGGCTGCACACGTTGAGGCCTTAGAAGAACTTTGGACCGCACTCTATCCTACCCTGTCAACCGGCGGCCGATGTATTGCCCTTTCTACTCCCAACGGCGTTGGCAATTGGTTTCACAAGGCCTGTGTTGAGGCGGAAGCCGGCACAAACGCTTTTCATATGACCACACTAAAGTGGGATGTTCACCCCGATCGGGATCAACTATGGTATGAAAAAGAGACAAAAAACATGTCCAGTCGCCAGATCGCGCAAGAGCTTGAATGCAATTTTAATGTTTCAGGAGAGACTGTGATACATCCAGACGACATTATTCACTATCTCGAGAATACTAAAGAGCCCAAATATCGTACCGGCTTTGATCGCAATTACTGGATATGGGAAGAATATCAGCCAGACAGCACATATCTTCTCTCGGCAGACATAGCCAGGGGCGACGGCCAGGATAACTCGGCATTTCATGTTTTTAAGCTAGAGACCATGGAGATAGTTGCGGAATATATTGGAAAGCCTAATCCGGATGATTATGCTGATATGTTATTTGATGCCGGTACGGAATATGGCACGTGCATGATGGTGGCTGAAAATAACAACATTGGCTTTGCTGTCCTTAATAAACTTAAGGATAAGGGCTATAATAATGTTTATCATTCTACGAAGTCTTCCCATGATTATGTTGATCCTATTCAAGCTCAGTGGATGTCTAACGTTGTTCCCGGGTTTACAACCTCGTCAAAAACAAGACCCTTGGTGATAGCTAAGATGGAAGAGTTTATGAGAAATAAACTAATTAAGATTAACTCAAATCGTTTGCTTTCAGAGATGAAAACATTCATTTGGCACAACGGAAGGCCTCAAGCGATGAGAAGTTATAATGACGATTTGATTATGTCATTTGCTATTGGATGTTGGGTAAGAGATACGGTTT